GCAGCTTCAACTTCTTCTTTTACAACATTACCCCCCTCTATAGTCGTAAAACTCCACCTCTGCCAATCATCCCACTCCTTCTCTCCGCAATAACACCACATATCATAAAACCAACTAGCTGTTCCATCAGGAGTACTAATAAACAGTGCCCATCCTTGTTTATCGGCCAATGCAGGTCTTATAACTTCAGCCCAAACGTCACGATCCATAAATGCTGCCTCATCCAATACAACACCAGCAAGACTTCTACCTCTCAATGCCATAGCATTTTCAGTACCCTTCAACTCAATAGTTGATCCATTAATCAATTCCAGCCTTAAATCAGTTTCATTCTTGCTTTGAATCCATACTTTCGGGGTCAACCTCTTCAATTCCTTCCATGCAATATCCTTTGCCATCCGATAAGTAGGAGCACAATAGAAATAAACCTCCCCAGGACGATTTATAGCTCCTCTTAATAGTTCTATACAAGAAAGATAGCTTTTACCAAATCTTCTTCCAGCTACCAGCACCCTAAATCTTTTTTTTGAATTAAATACCTCCCCCTGAGCATACCTTAAACTAATCTCTTCTCGTTTTTTTCCACTTACAACCATATATTTAATAAAAAATTCAATACCTACCCTACTTTATAGCCTATTTCACTACTTTTAAGTTATCATTCAACTAAATACTACTAAGATCAAGTCCGTGGCTTCCTCTACTTTTCCTGAAAATATCTTAAATAATCCTCTCGCTAATCCTGCTAAAAAAAGAACTCGCTCCACAATTTCAGATGTACTAAAACGCTCTCAAAGACTTTACGCTCGGCAACTTGAAGGTAAAACTACTCGCCAATTAGTAATAGAACATGCATCAATAGAAAATATCTCCGAAACTACCGCTTGGCATGATTGGGATAGAGTTAAAGTTTGGAATAATGAAGATTGGGAAAAAGATAGAGAAGCTCTTCTCCCAAGACTTCAAGCAATGCGTATCCGTCTATTCAATAAAGCAGTTAAAAAAGGACAACTTCAAACAGCAGCACAAATTCTCGATAGCCTAGGAAAAGTTATAGGCGAATCTGTAGAAACAGTTAATATTCAAGCTCCTGAACTTTCTATAAAAGTTGAACCAAAAAATTAACCAGAATATATTTAAGTT